TATTAGTAACTGTAGATATACCTGGTGCTGATGAAACTTGTATTTTATTTCACACACACAATAAAAGTGAAATAAAAGGTAAAAATAAAAAAGGAATTTGACGTTGAAGGTTAGATAATAACTAGTGAGGACGTGGGTGCAATACCCACCACCTCCACCAATTTAAAACACATTAAGATGTGCTTTGAGGGGGTGAGTTAGATTCGACTGCTACTAAAACTAACTGGAGTTAAATCGCTGACAACGTAATGTCAAAACTATAAATGCTAACGAAAGTTATGCACTAGCGGCCTAGGTCGCTGGGGTTTGCCTGTACCTTGCAACAGAAACAGGCACAGAATTGGCGCCAAGGGGTGGGGATGCGAGAGTGGAACCACCCTTTACAAATCAATCAAAATGTGATATATTATAATAATGAATAGCAAAGAATTTAGTTTAATGATTGAGGGAATTGTTAGAGAAAAAAGAATCACTTATATGGATGCTATAATTGATTATTGCGATAAAAATGATATTGATTTAACAACAGTAAAATCTATTGTAAATAAATCTTTAAGAGAAAAAATTAAATCAGAAGCAGTAGATTTAAAAATGTTAAAAGAGAAAAAGGGTGGTGTACTACCTGTATAGATATGTATGGAGGGTTTGATGTTTTTAAAGTTTACTTGGCAGTTAAATTACATTTCACTACTAATTATGACTTCTTTGAATATGGTGGTAAAGTCAATTGTAAACTTGATACATTTACTAAAAGAAACGATAGATACTTTTTTCATAAACTTAGCACAAAATATAACAAAGATGAAATACTTGACTTCTTTGTTGCCAATTTTTGTGAAAATAGTAAAAAATGGGTAGGTAATTTATTACAAAATGATGGACGAGAAACATACCTCAATTATAGAAAAGTTAAAGACAATTTTAAATACCATTTTCGAAGCGATCTTAACAATATTGCTAATGATTTTTCTAGCAAGCGCCTTTCTTTTGATGATGGTTTTCGGTGCATTGGCGGACAACATCCTAGACTTTTACGATTACTCATACAAAAAAAGTTATCAACCCAAACCGCAATCGTGCTTGACGAGGTCTTATCGTTTATCAAAAATTGGAATAAAGAAATTGAAGAAAAAGTTGTATGGCCTAAAGTCGCACTTACGATTGCCAGAATGAAACCTTTTATAAATTATAATATGACAGAATGTAAATTAATAATGAAAGAAATATTTGTATGAAAAGAGTTTTTTGTATAGGTAACGGTGAAAGTAGAAAAGTTTTAGATTTAGAAAAGTTAAGACCACACGGTAAGATATACGGTTGTAATGCTTTGTATAGAGATTTTACACCAGATCATTTAAGTGCTGTTGATATGGGTATAATGCACGAGATATACAATTCAGGTTATTGTCAAAACAATCCTACATTGTTTAGAGATTGGAATAGATTGCCTGGTATGATGTATGAACAATTATTATATGCAGGTAAAAATTATTCAGACCAAGATTATGATTTAATTAAAAGAGAAGATGTTATTAAATCAAATGAAAGAGGTGATTGTGAAGAATTTGTAATGCACGGTTCTAATCTTGCAGGTGTTGTAGAGATATTAAAAAAGAATAAAGACCGTGAAAAGAAAAATATTAATCATACATCAATAAATGTTAGTTGGGTAACTAAAGATGACAAAGTTACATCTATAAATGATATTATGCCACCTAAAGATAGAGGTTGGGCTTGTGGTGCAACTTCAGGATTTGCTGCTTGTCATTATGAAAAACCAGATGAGGTATTTTTAATAGGACACGATTTAGAAAGTATGAATGGTAAACTGAATAATGTTTACAAAGATACTAAACATTATGGATTAAAAGAGGCACACAAAACACCAAGTGTCAATTGGATTAGACAATGGCGAGAACTATTTACAGAAAACCCTAAAATACAGTTTTATAAAGTAAATCCTAATGCAGATAGTGGTAAAGACCCTATTAGCGTACCGATTAAAGAATGGGCAAAGTTGAACGTGAAGTACATAGATTATACGGCGCTTGACAAAATGCTCGGAATGTGATATATTATAATTATGTTTGACGGTTTTATATACAGATTATTAGATACGATTATTAACACGTGTGAAAGAACCAGAAAATGGTTACAAAACAGATCGTTGCCTAAACCTTGTAGATCAGCAAAAGAATGGGCAAAAGATTTTGAAAAGCATAAAAGTAATCGTATAAATAATAATGATTCCGAATAATACAGGAAACACAAATACAACGAATACAAATAATAAGGAGAAAATATGGATTTTGAAACATTAAAATCATCATCAAGTAACTTTGATAAACTTACAAAGGCACTTGAAACAAACCTCAATCCTGAGGATCAATCAAACAAAAACAAATACCAAGACGACAGATTTTGGAAACCAGAGTTAGATAAAACTGGTAACGGTTATGCTGTTATTAGATTTTTACCTGCTGTGGCAGGCGAAGAATTGCCTTGGCAAAGAGTATGGTCACACGCATTTCAAGGACCTGGTGGTTGGTATATTGAAAACAGTTTAACAACATTAAATCAAAAAGATCCTGTAAGTGAAGAAAATACAAGACTATGGAATACAGGCGTTGATAGTGATAAAGAAATCGCTAGAAAACGAAAAAGAAAATTATCATATTACGCTAACGTGTTAGTCGTAAGTGATCCAAAACATCCAGAGAATGAAGGTAAAGTGTTCTTATACAAATTCGGTAAAAAGATATTTGATAAGATTACTGAAGCAATGCAACCTGCTTTTGAAGATGAAGCGGCAATCAACCCATTTGATTTTTGGAAAGGTGCAAACTTTAAACTAAAAATTAGAAAAGTTGATGGTTATTGGAATTATGATAAATCGGAGTTTGAGGGTGTATCAGCACTTGCTGAAAGTGATGACAAGATTAAAGAAGTCTGGTCAAAACAACACGCTCTAAAACCTTTCTTGGCAGCAGATAACTTTAAGACCTATGATGAACTCAAAGAGAAACTGAATAGGGTATTATCTGGTGCGAGAAAAACTGAAACCGTTGACAATGCAGACCTCCCGCCTCAAAGTAACGGTTCAGCAAAAAGTATGAACGACTCGGTGGATGCTAGTGATGATGACGATACAATGTCATATTTTAGTAAATTAGCAGAAGACGAGTAATTTATCTCTCTCTAGTACATACTTTAAGGGCGCTTTGGGTAACCAAAGCGCTCTTTTTTTTATATAAATATAGCATATGGTTTCAATATTAGATCCACTTGTAGATAAGGCAGGCGGTATACGTAAAACATCTGCTTGGTACAGAAATGCTGTATCTTCTATAGCAGATAGAGTTACTGCTAGACGATTGATGAATCAAGGTAGACTAATAGGTAGACCTAGTGTTGGTCGTTTAAATATGTTCTTTTACGACCCTAAATATAAAAAGACATTACCATATTATGATACGTTTCCACTTGTATTACCATTAGAGAGAATACCAGGTGGATTTGCAGGTATAAACTTTCATTATTTAAGACCAGGTGCTAGATTTACTTTGTTAGAACAATTACAAAGATATGCTACAAGAGGTAGAGAAATTACAAGTGCAAATAGTTTTGATGTAAGTTATAATAGAGTAAAAGGTATACCACTTGTTAAAAACACAATAAAGAAATATTTGTTTTCACACGTGAAAAGTAACTTTTTAAGAATAGATTTTGATGAGGCAGCATTAGCAGTTTATTTGCCTGTCGCACAATTTAAGAAAGGTAGTCCATACTAATGGCAATATTAAGAGGCGGAAAAAAAATAGGTGGTATTGATGTACGTATCGGTTTACCTAGAGATAGAAGTTTAGATAACGTTACAGGTGACCCACGTCTAAAAAGAACACAAGGTGGTAATCCTGAAACTACATTAGGACGTTTTCAATCATATGTAAACGAGGCAGAAGGTTTTGCTAGACAGGCAAGATACTATGCAGAATTTCAGTTACCTAAAGGTTTGCCTAATTTAGTAGGCAATATTAATAATCCATTAGGTGATTTTAATTACGAGGCAGAGTCAACCGCTGCTGAAGAAACAGCAGGTGCCTTTCCATCACAAACAGATTTACTTTCAGTACAACAAGCAAACGGCAGACGTGTACAAGCATTTTGTAGTTCCATTTCTATGCCTGATAGAGAAATGGTAACAAAAGAAGTAAGACACGGTAATAGACCTGCTAGAAAAGTAGTTTATGATTTTAAATCAGGCGACATTGAGGCAACATTTTATGCTGATAAGTTTATGAGAGAACGAAGTTATTTTGAATTATGGCAAAAGGCAGCAGTTAGTACCTCATCATCATACAACGTTAACTATTACGATAACTATGTTACAAATTTAAACATATTTCAATTAGGACAATTTGCAAGTAGACAAGAACGTGATGATGTAACTTACGGTGTACAATTGATTGATGCTTTTCCTAAAACAATAGACGCAGTTTCATATTCACACGATAAGAATGATATTCAAACTATAACTGTAACATTTACATTTAGAAACTGGATTAATTACTTTATAGATCAATCAGGCAACATAGAATTAGGATCTCCTGTAGGTAAAATACCAGAGATCAAAAACAATAGAGGAATTTTCGGTGGCATATTAAATAAATTACCACCTGAATTGAGAAGAGCAGGACGTGATGTACTTAACGATTTAAGACGTAGAGTACCACTTGGTAGAGTAACTGGTGGAAGAGTATTCCCACCATTTAAATTACCACCACTA